AAAGAAGGAATGTCGCTTAAGTTTGAGTGTAAATGGAACGACTTGGTTTTGGCTGATCTCGAGGATGAGTTGGACCTTGTTGGTGCAAGATTCCCAAACATCATACCTAGTCAGCAAAATATAATTAATAGATTCACTGATGATAATTTCGTCTTGAATCAGACAGGTAACCTACTCTTTTCAACAATGCGTGATAAATACTATACTTCGTACAGCAGTAGGTACAATATAGTTGGGGGTATACGATATGCTGATTATTGTAACCCAGAGATGCTACAATACCCTATTGCAACTAAGAAGGGAGATTGTGGGTTCCCCTTGTTTTTGGCTGAAAATACTATACAACAGCCATATATACTGGGAATACACACAGCTGGATCTGGATCCAATGGGTATGGAGTTAGAGTCACTAGGAGTGATGTGCAAGCTCTTGTTAACGAATTGCAGATGTCTATCAATGTACCTATGGTAGCAATTTCAAACACACTCCCCCCCATTGAGTCTCAATTTACTGGTTTATATGAGGCACGTCAACCGATGGTGCCAAAGGAATCGAGAATCATTAAAACAGTTTTGCACAATTTGTGGTCCACAAGTAACTATATTCCAGCACATTTATGTAATTTCACCAATACACAAGGTGAACGAATGAATCCTTGGACCATTGCTAGAGCCAATTATTCTAGCGGGTCCCCATATTTAGACCTGGAGGTTTTAGATTTGTGCAAAGAGAACTTCTGTGAATTGTTTCTTGATAATAAGATTAACGATTTATCGGAGCCAAGATTGCTGACTTATGATGAGGCTATTATTGGCGTACCTGGTGAGGAATTCATGGAAGCGATACCGAGAAATACATCTGCTGGCTACCCTTATTGTTTAGAGGTCAAGAAACCTGGTAAGAAACACTTCTGGGGCTCTGGTGCCGACTATGACCTGAAAAGTGAAGAAGCACTGAAGTTAAAGAAAGACGTTGAAGAAATACTAGTTAGACTCAAGAAAGGAGAGCGATCTGAGTGTATTTACGTCGATTATCTTAAGGATGAACGTCGTAAGAAAGCCAAAGCTGATGCAGGTAAAACTAGGATGATCAGTGCCATTCCAGTGTCTTATGCCATCCTGTTTCGAATGTATTTTATGGATTGTGTTAGATATACGATGAGGAATCGTATCCATAATGGGTGTGCTATGGGCATCAATCCCATGAGCCTTGAATGGACGCACTTGGCTGAAAAACTGCAAGAGAAAGGACAGGATGTGTTTGCCGGAGATTTTGCCGCGTACGATGGATCGCTACCTGTCGCTGTCATGTATAAAGCCCTAGAAGTTGTAGAGAGGTATTATGTGAATTCCACTCCTGAGGATAGATTGGTAAGAGCTACGCTCTTTGAAGAAGTGGTTAATTCTAAACACTTGTCGAAAGGTTATGTGTACGAGTGGAATGGATCTGTACCTTCAGGCACATTCTTAACGACATGGATCAATAGTGTTTGTAACAACATTTTGATAAGGTACACTGCGTCAATGGTTTGCGGAAAACAACAATTGTGTATTCCAAATATGTTATATAAGTTCAATGAAAACGTCAACATTATCACCTTTGGTGATGACAATGTTGTTAATGTTTCCAAAGAGTACGCATTCATAAATTTGCACGCTCTCTCTGAAGAGTTTGCTAAATTTGGAATGACATACACTGATGATGCGAAGACCGGAAATAAAGTAACTCTGGTGTCCTTAAAGGATGTCACTTTTCTTAAACGTAAGTTTGTGTTTGATAAAGCTCTTAGAAGATATTTAGCACCTTTAGACATAGGGGTGATTCTAGAGGCTCCATATTGGACAAAGAACAATGCTCCTGAGGGTTCTGAGTATGAAACCTTGGAGACGATGTTCTATGAGTTATCCTTACACGACAAGGACACATTTGATTTATATGCGCAGCAATTTTTAAGGGCTGCTAGTAAACACTTTGGTAAGCAACCTGCATACACCTCTCAGGCTACAGCTAGAGCTTACAAGTGTTCACAAGAAATGTACTTTTAATTTAGCCCCGTCCGCAATGACGTTAAACTACTATACCCGTTCGGGAAGTCCCACCGAACAAGTGAACAGCGGTAATACGCTATCACAACAGTGGCACCTTGGTAAGCATACCCTTTGGTTTAAGAGTCGAACTCAATCACAGAGCAAATTGAAGGACTTAACTGTGATATCTGCTTCTCCCAGAGTATAAGGGCAGTTCTATTTAGATTACTTCCAGGCATGCCCGGGTAACCC